ACCCACATAACATCATTGATGCTATCCACTCACGTTGTAGTGCAGTTGACTTCAACATCAGAAGTCCTAAGGACATCAAGGCATTAATTGGTGAGTTTGCACCAAGAGTGGTTGGTATTTTGAGAGAGAATGACATCAAGTTCAAACCTCAGGTACTTCAGACATTCATGTTTGAGTATGCACCTGACTGGAGACACCTTCTCAACCAACTACAGTTTGCCACCAAGAGTGGTGAGTTGAGTGGTGAGTCACTCTCACAGACAGCAACACAATGTGTTGAGTACATGTCTAAGAAACAGTTCACCAACGTGAGAGACTGGGTGTTTGGACAGAGTCATGTTCATCCACGTGTCTTAGAGAGAAACCTCTACAAGGCATTAGAAGATAAGGTTGAAGATGCATCAAAGCCTCAGGCTGTCCTGATATTTGCTGAGTATTCTGATAAGATAACTAGAGGAGCAGATCCTTCAATCACACTGTTGGCTCTTGCTACTCAACTAATGATGGAGTTACAATGGAAATGAGAAGACTCTTAGCACTTCCTCTTCTGCTATTGACTGCACCAGTTATGGCACAAGATTACTCACAACCTGGTGGTACTCAACAGACTGCCTGTTATGAGACTGTGTATCGTGAAGAGTACGTACCAGGAACCAAGAACAATCCTGGGTATGTCAGACGATACAATGAAAGAATTGAAGTCCCATGTGAAAATGAACCCAGAAACACAACACAATCAACAAGACGAGACGACAACTCCTGCGTCGAAGGAACCGTTATTGGTGGACTACTGGGTGGTGGTATTGGTGGTCTTATCAGCCGTGGTAACGGGCGCTGGATTGCTGTCCCAACTGGTGCGGTTGCAGGCGCTTTACTTGGTTGCCAAGTAGATGGAGGCTGATATGAAATCTGATTGGTTGTATTCACCTGACAGAATGGCACTGAGAGAACAGTCTCTCTCCGTATTACTCAAGAAATATGGTTCTGTCCTGAAAGAGGATGGTTCACCTAAGTTCTCAACTGAGTCCATTTATGCCTGTGCACATGACTGGGTGTCACAGGGTCATCCAACCCCAATGGGTATTGTTGCATACTATGAAGCGTATTACCGTGGATAAAAGAACCATCAAGCTGATGGCTGATCATCAAGCTAAGAACGTTGCTCAACTCCTAGAGGGAGAGTTAGAATTCTCCACAGGAGTTGACAGTACAGGCAAGATGTATGATAGAATAACTATCACATACAACAAGAGGAATAAGACTGATGAAACGGCATGTTGATGAGGAGTCTAAGACAGTTTACTTTCAAGGTGACTGGCCTACAGTGATGGGCATTCCACACATTATGAAGAGGCAGTATCCTGGTTACTCTCACAGTGTGATAAACTATAAGGAGTTTGAAGAGAAGTATGGCAAAGATTAGTCCCTTTCATTATGTTAAGAGCATCAACAAGAAGACTTATGAACTCGATCTGTCAGGTTATAATCCATTCCTGACTAATCGTGCATTTGCTGGGTTCATTGACACCATCATGTTTGCTGAATCAATGAATCAACACTCTGATCTCAGCCCTTATCTACAGTATCAGTTCTATTATTATGGCGTTCGCAAAGGATCTCGTTTCGATCCCATCAGTAAACCCTCAGAACCAGAGGGACTTGAGGTGGTTATGGCTTACTTCAACTATTCGAAACAGAAAGCCCTTGAAGTAATGTCTCTACTGAGTAAACAGGACATTAAAGGTATGATACAATCAATGGACAAAGGTGGCAACAAATGATTCGTTTCAACAAAGGTGAAGTCTGTAATCTCCTTAGGGCATGTGAGTGTTATAAGGAGAAGACAGGCTCAGAGTTTATGTGGGATGTCTTTGATGACTTACAGAAGAAGCTAGAAGCTTATGGTGAGGAGGCGTGTGCTGAGAGGCTCACTTGTCCACCTGAATAAATAACTAAAAAGTAATTGTCAAATGTCTAATATTGATGAAAGATTACTAACCTCCTGGTTTGTTATACGCAGAGGAGAGGAAAATTTTAAAATTTTAGGCTCCGATTTAGAAACTAAATGTGAAACTGGTGATTTGTTTACTCTTCAGCGTGGTGGTGCTGTTTATAAGTTGGAAGTAGAATTGCCACCGATGCCATGGGAAGGACATAATGGTGGTATTTGGCACATTGAGAATGTAACCAATCTAATGGACATTTATGGTAATAGCCCTTACAAAGCTTGGGATGTTGATGGTACCAATGAAAGAGAAATCTCGACTATTCAGCCTGGTGAAGAAGTTGTCTTTGTAACTGACCCTGACCCGCTTAATTGCTTTTATAGCCAAGTAGATGCCAATTGGGATTTTGGTAAATATACTGACACCAGTAAAGTTACAAGTTTCCGCAAACTGTTTAATAATTGTTATGTATTTAATGGTAAATTAGGTGGTAACTGGGACACGTCAAATGTGACGAATATGTCTGAGATGTTTTGGTCAGCGGAAGTCTTTGACCAACCCATTGGTCATTGGGACACGTCAAATGTGACGGAGATGTATGCAATGCTGTCCAGCGTCCATAATTTCAACCAACCCATTGGTGACTGGGACGTGTCGAAGGTGGAGGATATGGAAAACTTGTTTACCGATGCCCGCGCCTTCAACCAACCCATTGGTAAGTGGAACGTGTCAAACGTGGAATATATGAACAATATGTTCACAAACTCGCCATTCAACCAGGACATTAGTGGTTGGGATGTTAGTAATGTGTCGAGTATATCTGGGATGTTCTGGGACGCTAAAGATTTCAACCAACCCATTGGTGGCTGGAAAATAACGTCAGCATACAGTTTGGATACAATGTTCAGTGGTGCTGAAGCTTTCAACCAAGACATCAGCGGTTGGGACGTATCGCACGTGTATGGAATGAGCGACATGTTTATGGATGCTAAAGCTTTCGACCAAGACATCAGCGGTTGGGATGTGTCGGGGTGTGACACGATGGATGGTATGTTTCGTGGTGCAACATCATTCAACAAAGACCTCCGTGATTGGTGTGTAAAATTAATTCCAGATGAGCCTGTTAATTTTGCCACTGGCGCAACTTCATGGACTGAAGATAAACCTTGCTGGGGTCATTGCCCACCGGAGGGAGATCTTTGTCCTCTGCCATGGGAAGGACATGATGGTGGCATCTGGCATGTTAAGGGTGCATCTAATCAAATAAATTTCTATGGTGGACCGTATCAAGCTTGGAAAGTTGATGGAACTGATTTAGGTGAAATTTATGGCTTTAATCCTGGTGAGGAAGTAGTTTTCGTAACCAGCGGCTGGGCGGAGGGACTATTTTCTGGTAGTAACAGTTACGATGGATCTACCAGAAAAGGGGCCAGATGGGAATTTGGAGAACATACTGATACGTCAAGTGTGACGACGATGCATAAAATGTTCTACCTGTTGCAATCCTTTAATGGAACATTTGGCGGTAACTGGGATACGTCAAATGTGACGGATATGAGTTATATGTTCAACAAAGCCGATGCCTTCAACCAAAACATCGGTAATTTGAATACGTCGAAGGTGGAGAATACGAGTTATATGTTCGCCGAGACCAGAGACTTCAACCAAGACATTGGTAAATGGGATACGTCAAATGTGACGAATATGCGTAATACATTCTATAAAGCCTCTGCCTTCAACCAAGACATCGGTAATTGGACTACTTCGAAGGTGGAGAATATGTCAAATATGTTCTATAATGCCGATGCCTTCAACCAAGACATTGGTAACTGGGATACGTCGAAGGTGGTGACAATGACCTCTATGTTCAAGGGTGCCAGCTCCTTCAACAAAAACATTGGTAGATGGGATACGTCGAATGTGACTAGTTTTTCAATGATGTTCTCCTCCGCCATATCCTTCAACCAAAACATCGGTAATTGGACTACTTCGAAGGCGGAGAATATGGAACAGATGTTTGCCCGCGCCACCAAGTTTAACCAAGACATCGGTAGTTGGAATACGTCAAATGTGACGAATATGCGTTATCTGTTTGGTGGCGGCACCAAGAAGTTCAACCAAGACATCAGTAATTGGGATACGGCGAAGGTGGAGGATATGGATTATATGTTCTTCGAAGCCGAAAGCTTCAACCAAAACCTGTCTGGTTGGTGTGTAATTGAAATTGGTTGGGAACCAAGTTACTTTTCTGAAGATGCAGATGCCTGGACTAAACCTAAACCTAAATGGGGCACATGTCCTCCTTAAGGGGGATGGTAGCAATCCATAAATACCTGAAAGTATTTGACAAATGTCTGGTATTGACGAGTATTTTGGTTACAATCAACCAGAAGAGAAAGTAGAACCTAAGAAAGAGTTGTCCTTACAAGAGAGGTTGAATGCTATCAGTGAAATAGGTCCACTTGACCTTGGTAAGACATCTGATTACTTTGAAGAGGCTTATAAAGGACTTGAACCTGATCCTGAGTTGGATAAGGAAGTTGAACAGATGTTCATGGAGAGTGTGTTAGAACCCGAAGAAGAGATGGATTATACAATGAAATGTTATGTTGATAGATTATCTGAAACTCTTAACCCATAATTGATCTTTCTCTAAATAATAGAGAAATAATGTAACATTTGTTATGGATTGGAACGCTACAATGATGTGCGAGGTAAAACTAGCACAACCTGACGATTTCCTTAAAGTTAGGGAAACACTCACCAGAATAGGAGTTGCTTCAAGAACAGAAAATAAACTTTTTCAGTCTTGTCACATCCTGCATAAGCAAGGTAAGTATTACATTGTCCACTTCAAGGAGTTATTCTTGTTGGATGGTAAACACTCTGACTTCTCAGAGAATGACTCACAGAGACGTAACCGTATCACCAAACTCCTCACTGATTGGGGACTGGTGGAGGCTGTGAGTGAGATGAAAGAGGAAGAGATGTGTTCTATGTCTCAGATTAAAATCCTTCCTCATAAGCAGAAAGCAGATTGGGAACTCATTCCAAAGTACTCAATTGGATCCAAAAAAGAATGATAAATAAATGAAAAGGGTATTAAAATGAGCTGGATCACAAATATATTAGAAGATGACTTATTTGTCTGTACAGCTGAAGATGGTAAGACATACAACGTTACAGGTCAACAATTCAAGAAACTACTCAGTTCAAGTGCTGGAAACATGCCTTGGGATTGTTGGACAAGAGGACCTATTCTTCATATATTGAACATCAGAGGAACCACAGCTGACTTAAGTGTGGGTACATGTCATGCTTTCACTTATCCAGATGGTGAGTATCTTGGATTAACACGTAATATTCCATCTGAGACTGGAGAGGAGTTCATACTTCTTGCAAGTGGTAAGAGTCTTAACAGTTTCTTTGGATACAACTGGGATGGACATGATTGGGACTTTGGACCATTAACAGACACCAGTATGGTAGAAAATTTTGATTCGGTGTTTAGTTATTGCTATGATTTTACATCAACTACTTTAATTGATTATTTTAGTCTTTGTAATGCTAATAACACATACGATATGATTACATCCGCTGGTTCTAGTTGGACTTCAACTGAATTAAATAAGTTGAATATTCCAATGCATAATGAAATCAGTAATGACCGTGATTCATGGTATGATTGGTCAGATAAAACTACTCCAGTATTGGGTAGTGCTCCAGTTTATGGTTCAATCACAGCTTGTGACAATCTGAAGCCCTGGGAAAGAGCAAACGCAAAGGGTAGGATTTTTCATCTTATTAACAGAACTGGCACTACATCTATCTCACATAGTTATATGGGAAGGGGTACAGTTTATGATATGACTGGAGCTCCATTACCTTCAGATGAAGGTATGATAGAAATTCCTGATGATAACCAAGATTATGTTGTTATAATTACTGGTTCTAATGATGAAGCCAAAGCTTTATTTGAAAGTTCATCAGGAAATTGGGATTTTGGTCCATTAACAGACACATCTGGCATCAAAACTTTTGAGAGTATGTTTGATTATTGTATGAATCTCACTACAACAACAATTGCTGAAACGTTTAATTTCAATAATGCAACAAATGTTAAGTATATGTTGGATAATTTTGGTGGTGGTGAGATTGAAAGTAATGCTGATGAAATTTACATGCCCCTATTAACAAGTGATGCGGATGGTGCATCAGGTTGGTCAGGGTTTAGTAAACAACCAAAATGGGGAAAAGGTGAGCCTGGTAAACCAGCTTGGGAAACTTGGAAAATATGTGATCGTTGGGATCAGGATAGAGCAATTCTTCATATAAAGATCACACAATCTGGTGCGTTGTATTTTTATACATACAGTGGAAAATCTAAAAAACTTCATGTTCTTGATATGGATGGAAATTTATTAACTTATGGTGATTTTATACAGGGTGAAGTTGGAGATGAATTTGTTATATTGTGGGATGATGAAAGCATGAAGAATGCCCTTGAAGGTTCAACCGCTGATTGGGATTTTGGTCCATTAACAGACACATCAACAATAACTAGTTTTGAGAGTATGTTCGATTATTGTATGAGCTTTACTTCAGAATCAGTTGCAGATACGTTTGACTTCACAATGGCAACAAATGTAAAAAACATGTTTAATACATTTGGAGGCTTCACTGCTACAAATTTTGGTACATTGTATATTCCTGGTGTTCCTAGCGTCAATGATGAAAATGCAGCAGGTTGGGATACTTATGGTACACAACCAATATTTGGTGAGTATCCACCATGTCCTTAGTAAATTCAATCATGCCTAAAGTAGATATAGTCATCCCTTGCCACGAGTTGTATGAAACTCTAAGAGCTTGCATTGACTCTGTTGTTAAAACAAAAAAGTACAATCCCAATACATTTGGGAACATTATTGTTGTTGATGATATGTCAACATCACAGGGTTCTCTTGAAGAATACTTTGGTGATGAATATCCTGATGTTAAGTTTGTTAGAAACACTGAGAGGAAATATTTCAGCGGCACAGTCAATCATGGATTCTCTCATGTAACATCTAAGTACTTTATCATGATGAACAGTGACACCATTGTTCGTAGAAAAGATTGGCTTGATGTGATGGTTAGTGAATTTGAGGCTAATAAAGACATCAGATTACTATCAGCCAGAAGTACAGATAAGTTTGGTCTTAAGTTTAGAAAGCGTTACGCACCTATTGCATTCTTCTTTATGATGATAGAGAGTGAAGTATTCAAGGAATATGGAACATTGAATGAATCTGAAGGATTTGAGCACTGGAATAGTGATGTTGAATTAAACCATAAAATTCTTAAAGACGGTCACGCTATTGGAATCTCATCAATTCGTGTTATTCACAAAGGTGGCCAATCAAAGGCCCTTGTGCCTAAGCACATATTGGATTCAGCTCTTAATTTAAAAGAATCAGAAAGAGCCAAAAGAAAATGAGATAAATAAAAATAAAGTTCAATACCAATGAGAAACATTGACTTAGCTGGCGCATATGCTGGCATTTACGAAAATAAAGAGCAGATTGATGAAGTCGCTCCTTTGATTGCTGGTTTAGCTGGGAAGGCAGCCGGTGCTCTAGCTGGTAAGGCAGCAACTGGTGCAGCAGCTAAAGCTGGTGGTGGACTTGCTAAGGCAGCAAGTTCCTCTCTGGGTAAGAAAGCAATCAGTGCTGGTTCTAATGCAGTTGGTAATAAGGTTACCAGCAGCATGACTTCTAAGAATGAAGAGTATGAAGTACTTGATGAAGGTGAGAAGGATGCTTGCTATCATAAGGTGAAGTCACGTTATGATGTGTGGCCTTCAGCTTATGCTTCTGGTGCTCTTGTGAAGTGTCGTGCTAAAGGTGCTTCTAATTGGGGTAACTCTTCTAAGAAATCCTCTAAGAAAGAGGAATTTGAGTATGAGACTGAAGAGAACTACACATCAGCTTACATGGAAGGTTATAAGAGTCTTCCTGCTGATAAGATGAAGAATCAGCAGAAAGGTAAGTCACGTGATGGTGATGGACCTGCACAAGCTCGTAAGATGGAAGTTGTACGTAAGGCAACTCAAGGTTCTGAAGGCATGGTGAAAGATGCAGTGAAAGGACAGGAGATGTCTAATAAGAAGAGAGGACTTGAGAAGAGATTCGCCAAGCCTGCTTACAACAAGACTAAGAACAAGGCTTACAAACTTGAGGCTGATCGTCGTCAAGACCTGAATAAGCGTTATGGTCCTAAGAAAGAGGAACTAGAAGCAGTCTTTGCTACACTGATTGGTGAAGGTATTGCACATGATGAGGAATCTGCAATCAACATCATGACTCACATGTCTGATGATTGGTATGATACCATTGTTGAAGACATTCTTGATGAGAATCTTGATAAGTTTAGGAAAGCTCAAAAAGAGAGAAGAGAGAATCGCAAGAATCCTGATGAAGAGAAAGTATCAGTAAAACCTGAGCCTAAGAAGCCTGTTTATGATGCACCTGCTCAAAAGACTAAGGTTCTTAAGCCACGTAAAATGAGGAAAGGTGAAGGACTTGGCGTTGGTGCTCGTAAGAGACAGGGTGTTGGTAAAGTCAGTGGCAGAAACATTGAACCCCATGGAAATGTACAAAATCAATAATTTGACAATCACCTCAAATTAGGTTATAAATAAGAGTGAGTTGCCGTAAGGGACTCACTTTTTTCTTGCTTTTAAAGGAGAACCAAATGAATAACCTAACACGTTGGGAGCGCTATGCTCCTGTCACACTGGGTGTAGAAGACATGTTTCACAGGCTAGATGCTCTAGTGGACAACACATCTTCCAACTACCCTCCATACAACATCATCAAGGTTGATGAATTCTCTCAGGAGTTGCATATTGCTTTGGCAGGAATTGCCAAAGAAGACATTAGTGTCACAACTCATCGTGGAGTCTTAGGTGTCAGCACAACTGCACCAACAGCAGACACACGTCAGTTCCTCCATAGAGGAATTGCACAGAGAACATTCAGTCGCAACTGGCAGCTTGGAGATCAAGCTGAAGTTGGCACACCACGTTATGAGAATGGAATGCTTATCATTCCTATCACTCTCGTTGTTCCAGAAGAACAGAAACGTAAAGAACTTCCAATCACTTGACATTTAACCAAGCCTCCTGTATAATAAGGAGGCTTTACTAACAATTATGGCCGTAAAAGTATTAGTAACCGCATTGGGTCAGCATATCGTTGCTGACGCTAAGCAGGTAGAGAACAAAGAAACAGAAGAGCTGATTGGGTATTGGCTTGATCGTCCACGTCTGGTGTCTTATGCACCAACTGAGGATAATGATGAGAAGGGTATTGCAATCCAATACCTTCCATACTGTATCCTCTCTGATGAGCAATCATTCACCATCAAGGCTGATCACATTGTGGCAATCCTTGAACCACGTGATGATGTAGCAACACGTTACAAAGAAATTGTAACACCTGATGAACCCCTAACAAGTATGGATTTGACTGATGGACCTGGCGATAGTAGTGTTGAAGACGGGACAGACGCTAATAGCAGCGACTGATCAACTTGAATATGAACCCAAGGTACATCTATTGTGTCCTTGTGTCATTTCAGGAAAGCAAAAGGTGGTGCTCACGCGATGGCCTGAGCATACACCTGATGAGCACATCCTCCTACAGTCAGACATTCTTCTGACAATGTGTGAACCAACTGAGGCAGTTGCTGAAGCGTACACAAATAAGTTTAGTAAACAAATAAGTGAAGCTCGTAAGAAGGCTGAGCCTATTGTCCTAAATGAAGATAACATCCCTACTGAGCCTGACGATGAGTACGAACCCAAGTACATCGAAGACCCAATATATTGATGGTCTGACACTATTCACTGAGTCAGTTCTAAAAGCAGACCACAGGTTGCGTCAGTGTGCACGCAACCAAGGTTGTTATGATGAGTTGATGCAAATCAGAGAAGATGTGATACAATATCTACAGGAACAACGTAAAAAGAACCTGTGAGATTATTTCTTATTCCAAGGTATTGAACCTTTAGGGCGACCACAATAAAGTCCTGCCTCCTTTCTGGCAAGCATTGTCGCCCTTCTTTTTGCATTACTTTCCTCACTATTCTTCTTACCTTTACGGTTTGAAGTACCTTTTGATTTCCAAGTAGCACTCATCTTTGCTTTAGTCTCAGGTGAGTGCTTTTTGAATGTAGAACCACCAATAGTAGAGTTGTATCCGTGAGAAAATGTAGCGTATTCTCTTATTATATCGCATTCTCTCTCATTTGCTAAGCTCTCATCACACTGCTCTACTAAACCCCAAATGAAGTTCTCTCTACCATACTTCTCCATTGCTTGATACAAGCGTGGGCTACGTGAGTGAGTAGGTGTATTCTTGTTGAAATGTTGTTGTACCCTATTCTCAACCTTTCCTTTGGTTTGCCCTACATATTTCTTACCAGTTGTGATACAATGTATGAGATAGATAGAATACATTTATTCTAAACGTTCGTTATTATTATTTAGGAGTAAGACCATTCGTTTCTATACCTTCGCTCGTTTGTACGGCAATGAAATACTCCTGAGAGGTTGGGATGATCAAAAGGGCGGATCCTTTATGGAGAAAACCCGTTTTCAACCCACCCTCTTTTTGCAGTCTAAAAAACCATCTAAGTTTAAAACCTTGGATGGTGTTTCTGTGTCACCTATTCAACCTGGTTCAATGAAGGAGTGTCGTCAATTCATTGAAGACTACTCCAATGTCTCAGGCACCAAGGTGTATGGATTTGAAAGATATCTGTATCAGTTCATCTCGGAACAGTATCCAGAAGACATCAACTATGACATTGATAAGATTAAACTCTGGTCTCTAGATATTGAGACATCATCAGAGAATGGATTTCCTAAACCTGAAGAAGCAACAGAAGAAATCCTACTCATCACACTCAAGAATTTTAATACTAAGAGACTGATTACCTTTGGATCACGTCCTTATACACCTACACGTGATGATGTAGAGTACATCTATTGTGAAGATGAAATCATTCTATTGAAGACATTCCTTGCATGGTGGCAAGATGTTGGACCTGAAGTGATTACAGGTTGGAATGTGAACATGTTTGACATCCCATTCATTGTCAATCGTGTACGTAATGTCCTAGGTTTGAATCAAATGAGAGACATCTCACCTTGGAGAATGGTGAGTGAGAAGTTGGTAGAGGTGTTTGGTAGAAAGCAACAGACATATGACATTGCTGGTATCTCAGTTCTTGACTACCTTGACATCTATAAGAAGTTTACCTATACCAACCAAGAATCTTATCGCCTTGATTACATTGCTGAGGTAGAGTTAGGACAGAAGAAACTTGATCACTCAGAGTTTGCTACCTTCAAAGAGTTCTATGATGGCAACTGGCAGAAGTTTGTTGACTACAACCTAGTTGACGTGGATCTGGTTGACAGGTTAGAAGAGAAGATGAAACTCATTGACTTGGTGATGTTGATGGCTTATGACGCCAAGTGTAATTACACTGATACATTTGCACAGGTAAGACTATGGGACATTATCATCTATAACTATCTGAAGAAACAGAACATTGTCCTTCCATTGATGAAGAGCAATGAGAAACCAGATCAATTTATTGGTGCTTATGTCAAAGAACCTAAACCTGGTGCCTATGATTGGATTGTATCCTTTGACTTGAACTCACTGTATCCTTCACTCATTAGATTTCTTAATGTATCACCAGAGACACTGGTTTCTAACAAACATGTTGATGTGAATCATCTTAAATTGATTGATAAGAAAGAGACAGTCAATCCACCTGGTGATTATGCTGTAGCAGCTAATGGGGCACTGTATGATAAGACTATGACTGGTATGATGCCTGAGTTAGTCATTAAGATGTATGAAGAACGTGTAGGTTATAAGAAAAAGATGTTACAATATAAACAAATACTAGTCGACGTGGAATCTGAAATGAAGAAGCGAGGACTCATAAAATAAATAACTCAAAGAGAGGATCTAATGTTTAGTGGTTGGTTGAAAGAAGTACAGGGCATTGAAGAGCCAGTAGGGTTGGAAGCTGTTAGACAGAGAGTTCTAGGAGAAGAGCCAGAACAACCCTCTCTTAGAGGTGGTGAATCTGGTGGTCTGCCACCAACACCTCCTACATCAGAAGAACAACCACAAGAAACAGTTGGTGATAAAATTGTTGGAAGACTTCGAAGCATGCTTGACGGTCCAAAATCAGTTCAACGCAATGGCAACATGTATGCCGATGCTAAGAAACTTCAAGAAAGACTCGCAATGCCTGGTAGAGTTGGCGTGTTTAAAGATGTAATAAACAAATATCATGAAACACATACTCAATCAAATATTGATGATTGGAACGCATCAAACAGTTTTGAAACACCAGATGAAGTTATTCAATTTCTTCAGGACAAAGTTGGAATGAGAATGATTAATGGTAAACTTCAACCAAAAGATTACAGCATAGCTGAAAAAATTGCTTTTGGAATGAATCCATTTCCTCAAGGATTAAATGGAAGGGAATACAGAGGTGCTAACTTTCATGATATATTGGCATTAAGGAATGGTGCTCCTGAACATGCTAAAAGAATCATGTCTGGATCAGCTCAGGATGAGATGAATTATAACGATAGAAGAAAGTTTCATCAAAAATACCTTAAAAATGGTTTTTCATATGATATGGCAGAGCAAGTTTATAACATGCTGGGTGTTCAATCTCAACTCAATGGACTTGGAGCACCACCAGGAACAAAACCCACATTAAAACCAAAAACAACTGACATTGAACAACTCTCATCAAATGGTGAGTTCACTGGTGACACTAGTTTTGATCAACTCAGGTTTAGTGATGATCCTGAAGAGAGACAGATATATGAAGACAGCTTTAAACAAGGAAATGGTTCTAGTAAAGAAAGAGGGATCATGATGCTCCAAAAAATAATCAATAGTGGATTTGTTGACGAATTAACAGGAGTACCATTCTTTGGTGGCTTTGATCACCTTACAGCTGATCACATTGAGAATAGAGATTTTCCTGATGAAAGAAGATTAGTAGAACTTGAAAGTCCACAAAACATGGCTATCATTGCACGCAATCTCAACCAAATGAAATCTGGTGAGATGCCAGGTGGTGATAAGTTAGACAAGGACACGTTCAATAAACTGTTCCAAAGTGATAGATTCAAAGGTAAACTTGGATTTGAACAATTTTTTGATGAAGACTCAAGTGATTTCTTTGATCTTGATGGAGATGGAAATCCTCTCAATGATTTTGCAGACTCAAATATGTTTGCTGCTTGGGCAGCTTACAGGTTTATGAATTCTGCTCATTTTGAAGACAGACTCGATCAGGCACTTGAGGGTCCTAATGCTAATGTGTCTCTTGATGACGAGGATGATGATGAGGTAACTATTCGTGATGATTTTATGAATAATATTGAAGATTTAGTTGGATTTGATTTTGATTTGAAAAAACCAAATCTAGACTTGCGAAAATTTCTTGGACCACAAGCTGGAATGCTTGACTCTGTTAATCTTACAAAGTTCAAACCACAGAAGGCAAATTCTGGCGCTGACGAAGTCGCAGAAAATTCATGGAGAGGACAGTCTGGTAATGGATATGATAGTACAGGGTTTCTTGATGGGTTTAGAAAAGCAATGATTGTTAAGTTAATGAAAGATCCTGAACTTGCTACAAGCACATCTCTGGAAACTTTGATGGCTGATGTAAAAAGGACAAATAAAGATACAAATAAAACTTATGGTAAGAAACTTCTTGCAGAAAAACAAAAACGACGTAAAGCATGGGCTAATAAAAATCTAAAGATCCCCATGCAGGGTATTGCAGCACAATATGGTCTAGGCAGACTATCAAACTCTGAACTTGCTGAAAAATTTAGAGAAATGGGAACAGATTATCTGTCTTCAATTGCAGATGAAGATTCAGATCATTATTCATCACATCAAACTATTCTTGAACAACTAAACCAAGGGATGGATCATTGGCCGTCTGTTTTACAAACTGTGGTTGATGGTGATAGACCTCTTGAATTTCTTCAAAATTCTCCTGCCTTCATGAAAGTCGCATATTCTGAAGGTGGTAGACAGTTGATGAAGTCACAAGCTGGACGTGACTCCATGAGTAAGGAAGAAATTGATAGGTTTTATGAAATGTATGATGAAGAGGTTAATGTTAGAATGAAAGAGAAGGAGAAAAATCCAAGAACTACACTTCCTGAACCATTCAGATCTGCTGATGGAGAGAGGTTACCAGCATTTGGTGAAAACTGGTTGACATCAGACACAGATCTGTTATAATAAAGAGATAAGACAGTACTGCATGAAGCCATTATTCAAGTGGACAGGAGGCAAAGGTCGCCTCTTGTCCAAATATGAAGACATCAACTTCTTCCCTGATGCATCAGAGTTTGACACTTATGTTGACTTGTTCTGTGGTTCAGGTACTACATTCCTTTGGGTTGCTGACAGATATCCTGATAAGAAACTCATCATCAATGACTTGAACACTGAGCTTGTCACGATGTACCTCCACATTCGTAATGAGTGGAATAACTTCCTTCCTTATTATGAGAAGTATGTGGCTGAGTTTATGGCAGGCACTCCTGCAGAAAGAAAGGCACTCTATGACAGTAAGAAGCCCATCTATGCCTTTGAGTATGACAAGATGGACCCAGTTGAAGTCTCAGCATTGCTTCTTGTAATGTTGAAGACTAACTTCAATGGTATCTGGAAGTCATACATCAAGTGGAATAACAGATACTCCACTCCTGCAGGAACAATGACTTACAAGTCAACCACTGACTTGTTTGATGTCAATAAGATTATGCAGTTCAGAGACATCTTGCGTCGTTCTGAGGTTCTCAACCTGTCATTTGAACAGGTTGTCATTCCTGAAAGGTCCTGGGTCTATGCTGACCCTCCTTACAGAGCAACAGAGAAGATGTACTCTGACCAGTTCAATGATGACTTACAGACTCAGCTGGGTGAGTTCTTGAAGTCTCACCAATGTCTCTTTGCTGAGAGTAATAAAGAGATAGGTGATGAGTTCTGGACTAAACTATTTCCTGATGATAAAGTACATTTTATGGACCACAAATACACCTGTGGGGCAGGGTCAAACAAAACACCAGTGACAGAGGTTCTTATAAAGAACTACAATGCTGTCAATACAAACAACCTTACAAACTTCTTTTAATGGGATATCTTATTGGTGGTGCTGGTGAAGAAGCACAAGAGGAGATTGTTGAGTCAGGTAGAAAACTATCTCACCTCTCTGATGAACAACTACTAGAACTTCATTCTCAGACTGTGAAGGATGTTACTAAGTTCAGTAACTTCCAGATGGTGAGGAAGATTTGTCTTAACAGTTTGTATGGAGCCATTGGCAACAACTACTTCAGACACTATCGTCTTGAGAATGCTGAGGCTATCACCTGTACAGGACAGGTTGCTATTCGTTGGATTGAAAGGAAGCTCAATGAGTATGTAAATAAGATGTTGGGTACCAAGGATACAGACTATGTTGTTGCTTCGGATACTGATAGTATCTACCTTAATCTGGGGAGTCTTGTGGATAGGGCTGCATCCAATGGCAGCCTACCAAGTGAAAGAACTGTCGACATTCTAAACAAGTTCTGTCAGGACAAGATTGAACCCTTCATTGATGAGTCTTATAAAGAGTTGTCAGACTACCTTAACTGTTATGAAGAAACTCTCGTGATGAAGCGAGAGTGTATTGCTGAACGTGGTATCTGGACTGCTAAGAAGCGATACATCCTGAATGTATGGGACAATGAGGGTGTCAGGTATGAAGAGCCTAAGCTCAAGATGATGGGTATTGAGGCAGTCAAGTCCTCCACACCTAAGCCTTGTCGTGCTTACATCAAAGAGTCCCTTAAGATTATTATGGAAGGTACAGAGGAGGAACTCATTGAGTATGTTGCTTCTAAACGTAAGGAGTTTGAATCTCTACCACCTGAAGTTATTGCCTTTCCTAGAACAGGTAATAACATCTCTAAGTTTATGGATGTCTCTACTCTGTATAAGAAAGGATGTCCTATTCACATCAGAGGTTGTATCATGTTCAACCATCTGACAAGACAGAATCAACTGACTAATAAGTATAACATCATCCAAGATGGTGAGAAGATTAGATTCGTCTTCCTCAGAGTTCCTAATCCAACTGGTGGTAACATTATGTCATTCATTACTGAGTTACCACCTGAGTTTGATTTACATAAGTTCTTGGATTATGATACAATGTTTCAAAAGTCATTCATTGATCCACTCCAGGTTATTCTGGATACCATTGGATGGCAATCAGAAAAAACCGCAACCCTATTTGATTT